TCTTTATTGTCATGATTAACAAATTTCACGCCATCTATAACCAAAAGACCATCTATAATATCTATACCCTCTATGTACTGGGCAAGTTCTTGTGGGGTTATAATTACGTTACCCCACTCTAAACCTTTATCCGAAGAAAGTTGAATATCAAACATTATACAATAGACCAAACTTCTCCGTCACCGATGGTGACTGTTACACCAGAGTTAATGGTAATTGGACCAGCAGACATTGCATTTTGACCGTTTGTGATAGTATAGTTACTGGTTACAGTTTGGTTGTTTTCCCAGAATACACCAGACTTAGCACTTGCAGAAACACCTGATACAGAGCCATTAAAAGTAGCACTTCCGCTTACAACTAAGTTGTTTTGTACGGTAGTGTTAGTATTGTTTACCTCAAGTCGTTCTGAGCCACCTGTAACAACACGCCATTGGTCAGCCGCATGGAATTGCATATACGTGTTGGTGTCACCGACATGGATAATTTGGTCGCCCAAATACATATCGTTACTAATCCAAGCATCACCAGCAACCTCAAGATCATAGCCTGAACCATATAGATCACTAATACCGTAACCAACTCGCATTGTATCCGCTACAACCAAACGACCACGTGTAGATAACGACATTGCAGCTTGACTTGCGGTCATACCCTCGTCACGCCAAACGAAACCACGATCATCGTCGTTGTTCATCTGGAAGGTCATAGCGTAGTCATTCAGGTCGCCGTGTGCCTGACCAGAAACCATACCAATACCGTAGGAAGAACTTGTACCCCACAGACGGTATTTAGTGTAGTTGTTACCTGAGTCTGTGTAGTGGTAAGAACCACCGTTTGGACCTGCTGGACCAGTAGGACCTGTTGGTCCTGTAGGGCCAGTAGAACCTGTGGGACCGTTAGGTCCTGTGGGACCAGTAGGACCAGTAGAACCTGTCTGGCCCTTTTGTCCCTTCTGACCAGTTGGGCCAGTAGGACCTGTTGGACCAGTAGGCCCTGTAGAACCTGTCTGTCCCTTTTGTCCCTTCTGTCCAGTAGGTCCTGTAGGACCTGTAGCCCCTACTTCACCCTTCTGGCCTTTAGCACCAGTAGGACCAGTAGCACCTGTAGGACCTGTTGATCCAGTAGCACCAGTTTGACCTTTTTGTCCCTTTTGACCTTGGGGTCCTGTTGGACCAGTGGAACCAGTAGGACCTGTTGGGCCTGTAGAACCTGTTGGACCAGTAGCACCAGTTTGTCCCTTTTGTCCCTTTTGACCAGTTGGTCCAGTAGGACCTGTAGGACCGACAGGGCCTGTAGCACCAGTAGGGCCTGTAGAACCTGTGTTACCTACTTCTCCTTTTTGACCTTTAGCACCTGTGGGTCCAGTTGGACCAGTAGAGCCTGTGGGGCCAGTAGGACCAGCAACACCTTGAGGTCCAGTAGAACCAGTTGGTCCAGTGGAGCCTGTAGCACCTACTTCACCCTTTTGGCCTTTAGCACCTGTTGGTCCAGTAGGTCCTGTAGGACCTGTAGCACCTTGTGCGCCAACCTCACCTTTTTGACCTTTGGCACCAGTAGGTCCTGTAGGCCCAGTATCACCAGTTAAACCTGTAGGGCCTGTAGCACCTGTAGGGCCAGTTGCTCCTAACTCACCCTTTTGTCCTTTAGTTCCTTGCGGCCCTGTAGGACCAGTAGGGCCAGTAGCACCTTGAGGTCCTGTAGGTCCTGTGGGACCAGTTGGACCAGTAGGACCAACCAAAGCAGAGTTAGTGACTGTAGCTTTCTTCCACGCACCAGCAGAGGTATCATAGATAGGCAGAATGTCATCGCTTGCTGTAGAGGTGATAGTTCCTAAGCCTGTAAGTGCAGAACCTAAATTGTCAGCAGTAACGTCAGCACCAGTTTCGATACCGTCTAGTTTAGTACCATCGCTGGCGACATTACGACCATCGACTGTGCCTACGTTTGAAGTAATGTTACGGCTATCATCAATAACCTCAACACCATTAATCTTGACTGCCATCTTCGTGTTCCCACTATTAGCTTATTATTATCATTAGAATGTAGCGTCAGTTTCTACGTCATTGGCTACCTTCATGGTGCCAGAGGTGTCCATGCTGAACTTTGTTGTCCCTTGGTATTGGAAGATTAAGTTTCCACCTGATTCTGTAATAGTCCAGTCACCGAAATCTACAGTAGGAACCTCTAGTGTTCCTGTCATAGTATCGCCAGCTTTTTCTACATAAGTAGTATGAGCATGACTATCGTCAGCAACAGTAGCTGTAATAGATACGTTTGTTGATCCATCGAATGTAGAACTTCCAGATACATCCCCTGTAAGGGAAATAGTACGTGCTGTTGCTAGGTTCGTAGCTGTATCGGCATTACCTGTCACATTACCTGATAGGTTACCCTCAAATGTACCAGCTTTTAATGTACCATAAACTACAGAGGCATCACTTAGGTCAATAGTACCTTCTGGTTCTGGATCGTACTCATCAAGTAACGTCCACTTAGATGTGGATGCATCCCAGTACATACCTGCGTGGGTATAACCTACGCCAGAAGAGCCTGTGTTGTAGTTGGTAAAGAACCCTGTGTCTACATTAACTGGGGCTGCTGCACCTGACCATTGGTCGTTTAGTGTGTGGTTCTTGTCTGTAGCAAAGGTAATACCGATACCGTAAGCAAGAGTAGTCTCCCCCACAGAAATATCTACGGCTGTACCTTCTGGGCTAGAGAAGTCACTGTTGTACGACCAAGTGATCGTGTCAACACCGCCTGTACCAGTCTTTTGACCGTCAATCTTAACGTAGAATGTTCTACTGTCTGGCCCATTGTAGTGACCAGAGAAATAGGCATCATCTACACCAGTACCACTAAAAGTAGTGTTAGCTTCGCCAATGGTGTTACCAGCGTTAAGATAGTTAAACGCACCACCGATGGCAATGTTCTCTGTTGACGACACAATCTGAGAACCTTGTACGGTAAGGTCACCACCAATGATCATATCACCACCAACGTGCGCATCAGTTCTAACTCTGAATGAGTTTACTGAGTGGTTCTGTTGGTTAATAAGAATGATACCGTCAGTAGCATGAGACTTAATAACCCAACCAAGACACATAGGAAAGTTAGGATACGTAGGACTTGCGTTCTGCAATGCACCATCAGTCAAACCAGCAAATACGTTTTGACCTGCTGTTAGTCCTGATGTATCAATCTCATCTACAAGACCAGATACAATAACATATCCATAAGAATTGTTAGCAATAGAGCCAGCAGTAAGACCTTGAACATTATACTTAGTCTCGCTTGTAGCATTAGCCAACCCAATAGTAGGATGGTCATTAGCATTACCTGACCAATATACAGGCTTACCTTTTTCAATAGTTGAACCAGAGTTATTATAAACTCTTACGTGTTCCTCAATCCCAATCTCATGCTCTACACCATCAATGTCACCTTGATACGACAAAGTTTTGTGTGTACTGTCGTAATATACTTGACCTTCGGCATGTGTGGGGTGAGCGATAGGTTCAAATGTTATTGTGTTAGTAAACGTAGGTGAACCTACAAAATCACCACTAGCATCGTTGTAAACTGCCCTAGATGCAGGTTGAGCAACAAAGATAAACTTTTCACCAGCAGACCAATTAACAGCACTGTCACTGTTAGAGGACGATAGGATGGTAGTACGTGCTAGTGTTGTGCCAGAGGCAGTGTAAGTTCCTACCCCTACTTCCCATTCTGTTCCATCAGAACATACGTAGTAAGTTGTATTACCATCCCCAATTACTGAAAAGGCTTGGTACCCATTTTCGGCACCTGCCAATGTGTAAGTACCAGTACCAGTAGTTGTAGTGGTTTCTTTTACACGATCTTTAATTACAAGTGCCATAGTTCAACCTTATGATGGGTCAGGGATACCAATATCGAATGTTGCTAGTGTAAATGTGTTGCCGTTAGTAACAGACTGTGATGCTGTTAGGGCAGCAGTAGCAAGCAAACGAGAGTTTACTGTGTCAACAATAGCGTAGTGAGTAACTGTGCCAGTGCCAGTAATAGAGCCATCAGAGATAGCTGCCACTTCAACCTTACGACCACCACCAGTACGGTCAGCAGGTGCGCCGATGGAAAGTGATGTAGAGTTACCTAGTGTGTATGTTGATGTTGCTTCTGTGTAATCTGCCGCTTCTTGCGAAGTTACGTGAATTGCATTTGCTTCTGTGTCTAGGATTGTTAATCCGTTGTCGAACACACGATCATTTAAGAACGCCATTATTCTTCTTCCTGTTCTGTTTGTTCTTGTTTAACCCCAACGTCAGGGTCATAATTGAGTTCAGCAATATCCATAAGGTTTTGGATAACCTCTGGATGATCTGCCACGTTAATGTCTGCGCCGTTGAGGTTACGCAGGAATCCAGCAATCTCACGAAGATCATGCGGAGCGACATCACCAGCCTTAATAACTGGCATGAGGTCATAATTCAGACCGTTTAGTTCCCATAAGCGTTCGATCAACTGTTTATTGAGTACGTCCACAATAGCTTGAATGTAGGACTCCAAGGCTCGAAGGAACAGGTCTGTCTTTGACTTGGACAAGGCGTATGAACCACCTTGGCTTCCAAGCATGAGGAACTCTGAAAGCACACTTCTGGCAATGTCATGCTGATAACGACGAACAATAGGGTCAATGTCTATGTTCCTCTTACCGTTACTTGCCATCAACTCAACATCAACTAATCTAATGTTGGTAGGACTTCCGTTACTATCGGGGTACGTGTCAGATGGTGTGATGATGTATCCTTGCTCGTTAAACTTAACGTCACGCAGAATCTGCTGCAAGTTGGCAAGGAAGGACGCTTGGGCAGGGGTAGCATCAGCAGAGAGATACTCACTAGGAATACGAGCAACAGGAATACCCGCCAACTCACGTTCCACCGCAATAGCTTCAATAGCTTGTAGATTGTTAAGATACTGATAGCTAGTATAAGCGTTGCGAAGGATGCTACGCCCAGCAGGGTCACCATTAATTGTAGTAGTGCGGTAGTAAAGGCTTTTGCGACTAGGGATAAAGTGCTTATTTGTTCCAGCATAGCTACCTTCTTGGTAGACCCCCAATACTTCACCTGTCTGCTTATCTACTTCAAACCTAGAGACTGTCCAAGGCGCACGAATAGCAATCTTGCGTACACCCATGCGTCCATCACTGAACTTAGATTTCTTCTTAGGGTTTGTTTCAGTTGGGCCAACACGCCGCTTATATACAACTTCAAACCAAGCAAAGCCATAAGATAGTGACGACAATGCCTCAGCAACGTGATCATCAAGGCTGTGTTCCATATCATCAAGAACACTTTTGACGTAATCAGCTTCACGTTGTGCAGCAGGTGTATCATTAGCTGGCTCCACTTTTAACTCGACATCACGCAACACTTGTTCTGTTGCATACATCACTGCGCCAATGGTGCTATCGTTGTCACGCATCTCACGAAACTTATTGATAGCTTTCTTACCACGTAATTCAGCTAGAAACTCGTCTGCACGGATTTGACCGTTATGTGTGTTATCGCCAGCGACACCCAGAACTTGGGTGGCTTCCGTAGGTGAGAGTTTCTTTACCATCTTATCTTAAACCTTTGGCATTGGAGTATGCTAGTATTAACTGTGGTTTTGCATATCCATTCAGTGAGAGGTCCGTTAAAGCCCATACCATAGCATCAAGACGGTCTGGTGAGCCTATGGACCCTAAAGGTTCCCACTGGACCATTTGATCTTCTAATTCGTTAAGTCCCTTGACATGCTTTACTTTACCTTGCTCGTATAAGGCTGACACAGGTTCTGCCCTAGCCATCTTACCACGACTAGCATGTACTAACTTAATAGGGACGTTTTCATCTTCGGTTTGCAGAGTATGACGGACCATATCACCACCTTGGTTGCGTTCTGCAACAATTCGGTCAGCCATATGTTCGTGATAAAGTTCGATAGCTTTAGATGCCCATTCCTTTGGGCTGTAGTTATCTGTGTGATCTTCAAGTACGTAGGCAATACCATCTTGGTCTATGCCAGCGACAATAATACCAGTCATATCACTGTCTGTCTTATTAGTAATAGCAGGGTCAACTGCCACGACAATACGTGATAGAGGTGGTACATCCTCTTTGTCTATTTCACACTTGAAGAGTAACTCACGGTTCCATAAGGCACCTGATGCCTCATCTAATATCTCTGCATATAATTCTTGCCTACCAAGGCGTGTACCTTCGTAGGTCTTTCTGACTGCATCCAAGAACGTACCAGCTAAGTTTGCTGCGTTATCAAACGTAGAACCCTTAGAAATTGTAGTTTTGGGGTCAGATATAATATTTCGTAGTAATTTTGTAGTTTTTGGTGTAGTTGTGATAAAAACCTGTGGCTTTCGGCCCAAACGTAGGCCAAACATCATCATATCCCAAGTTTCTTGTGCATTGCGCCATGCACACAACTCGTCCGTCCAAGCTGAGTAAGCCTGTGGACCACGTAGACGTTCTGGGTCCTCTGCTGAGAAAAATACGGCTTTAGCACCGTTTTCCCATGTCAGAGTATTGTTCGTGGGAGACCAAATAGGGAAACCAATATGTTTTCCACGGTAAGTCTTGTCTCCTGACCAGCAGACGTTGAGGAGACCGCTATCTCCTTCCACCATAACTCGCCTAACGTCACCTTTTGTGGGGGCGACACAATGAACAATTTTATCACCTTTTTTGATCCTATGTCTTACCCATTCAGCACCAGCCCTAGTCTTACCCCAACCACGACCAGCTAGGGCTAACCAAGCATTCCAATCACCTTCAGGTTCTAGTTGCTCAGGTCTAGCCCAGAACTCCCAGTTATACCGTAGTTCTTCGGCCTGTTTAGGCCCTAGCTTTCGCAGTATTTCTGCTACTTCTGCATCGGGTAATGCTCTAAGATCGTTAGCTGTTATCGGGAGACTCATTTGTTTTACCTAAGAGTGACATCAGGCTGTCAATAGCCCCTGTGTCCTCATCAGCGTCACCAGAGCCTTCAACCTCAATGTTTGTTTGTGTAGGTGACCATCCACCTTTACTGCGTAAGTAAAACTCAGCAGCCTTAAAGTCACCGTCCATTGCCTGTTGGATCACGACAGAACCAATTAAGCCTACAATCTCTGCACGTTCTTGAGCAATGTCATCACCGTACAACTTATAGAATGTAGCAGAACTAGAGGGTGCTTGTTGATACTTCTGGATAGAAGCCATAATGTCCTTTACAGCGACACCATTC